TCCTCCATCAAAACCACAAACAACGACAACACCTTGGTGGAAACGTCAAATGCAAGGTATGTATACAGGAGGTGAAAGCACTTCAGAAGAAACTCCTCCTCCAGAAAGACCAAGCGGAGAACAACCATCAGATGAAGTTCCTATGACATGGGATCCATCAAATCAAACAGAATTTGGAGAATGGAGAGCAGAGAAACCAGATAAATCACAATGGATTAAATTTGGTCCAGCAGCAACACCTGTACCACCTCCTCCTGCTGTGGATTTATATAGAGATCCTTCCATACCAAAAGAATTAAATTTAAGTAAAGAAACAATTGAAGCATTAGGAAAACATCTTTCTGAATCTATTGGAAATACACAAAATGTTATAAACAACACTACAAATAATTCATCCAAATCAAGCGGCGGTGATCCTGTTCACAATGCAAGAACTCAATATAACAGAACAGGAATAAACTATCCTGCAATGCCATATACACCATATTAATAAATATATATAATAACACATGAGCTTATATACTATATCACCAATGACGATAACAATAGCAGGTGCTTCGTTTACATTTCCCCATGTTCAACCAGGTTCTTCTGGAGGAAGTATTGATATTATTAGAGACTTTAGATGGAAAAATAATAAAACTTCTGGAAGATCTATTAGTGAAGTACCATCAATTATGCTTACAGAATATACTTTGGGTTATGGTAAATGGCAAACAAAACTTTCTAATTTATTTAATAATATAATAAATAATACAACCGGAAGTACAGATCCATATGGTCAATTATATTCAGGACTAGCAACTAAGTTTGTTTATAAGTTACCATACTTATTAAAAGATGGTTCTACTCTAAAAGGAAAAACAGATAATACATGGAGTGAATTTAAATTAGAAGATATTCCTTTAGTTGGTGATACATTAAGCAAAGCAAGTAAACTTGGAGAAAAAATAATAACCGGATTTGGATTTGAAAATACTGGCAATTACTCAGAAACAAAAAAAAGAAGTGTGGTGATAGAATTTCCATTATATAATACAATGGATATAGGAGATACTATTAAAAATTATGAATTTATTTCTTTATTTGGTATGCAAAACTTAAAAATAAGAACTAGTTTTTTAACATATATACCACCAAAAATATATTCGGTAGAATCCACCGGAAGAGGTGGTGTTTATATGCCAGCAGCATATGTTAGTTCATATGATGTAAGAAGCATAGGAGCAACAAGAGAAATACAAATAGGAGGAAACACACATTTAATTCCAGAAGCATATAAAGTTTCAATAACATTAACCGAACTTATACAAGAGAGTGCAAATATAATGCAAGGTAGTTTGGGAGGATCAAAAACTCAAGTAATAGGAAATTATAAGGGTACTATGGAATCTATAGCAAAAGGACCTACTGAACAAGTTAGTGAAGCACTTAACACGGAAGTTATAAAAACCGCTTTTAAGGCTGCTAATACTGCTGTTGCTGGTGGTTTTAATGCTATTACAAAGCTATTTTAATTAAAAATAATGAAACAAAATTCTTTTACAGATCTACCTACTTTATCATTATATAGATATGAAAATTTCTTTAATATATATACCGATAATAATTTAAATAAATTCTATAATATATTAAAATCCATAGAGGTATTTCCATCAGATAATACTGATGCAGAAATGATATATTATACAACATATATAGATACTTGGCATTTAATATCATATAAAGTTTATAATACAATGGATTTATGGTGGTTAATTTGTACATATAATCAAATACAAAATCCAGTAACAAGACCAGAACCAGGAACTAAACTAAAAATATTAAAAAGTGAATATGTTTCTGTTGTTTTATCGGAGTTAAATAAACAAATCAATAGGTAGTAGCAATTATTATAAATTTCATAAGTAGTTATAATGCCTAGAAAAAAGAAAATTAACACATCTTTGGATAACATTGATGTTGATGATATTGTAGTAGATGGAAAATTCTACCAAGGAAATGAAAATATTCTAAGAAAAGATGCTCTTTTCAAGTGGACAGATGACATGCGAGAAGAGCTTAAGTTATGTGCAAAAAGCATATTACATTTTGCTGAAAATCATTTCTATATCATAACAGAAGACGGAAAAAGAAAAATAGAACTTTATAAGTATCAAAAAAATCTATTAAAAGCATTTAAGAATAATAGATTTAATGTCATATTAAGTTCAAGACAGTCAGGAAAAACTACTACAATAACTATATATGCATTATGGTTGGTGTGTTTTCAATCAGATAAAAGAATAACAATAGTTGCTAACAAAGAATCAACTGCCAAAGAAATTTTTTCAAGAATTAAAATGGCATATGAACAACTTCCTATATATTTAAAACCAAATATCAAGTCTTGGAGAAAAGATGGATTTAATTTAGGAAATGATTCTGCCATAACAGTAAGCACAACATCATCGTCAGGACCCCGTGGTAGTACTAGTAACTTGCTCATTATTGATGAGATGGCACATTGCCCTAATGAGTTGATGAAAGAACTTTGGAAGTCTGCAATTCCTATTATTTCTTCTATGAAGAAATCTCAAATCGTTGTTATCAGCACTCCAAATGGAACGGATAACAAATTTTATGATCTTTATAAGGATTCTTTAAAAGAAAACAGTGAATGGCATTTGGAAGTCGTTAATTATTGGGATGTTCCTGGTAGAGACGAAGTTTGGAAAGAAAAAACATTAGCACTAATGGGATCAAAAGAAGATTTTGATCAAGAATATGCAAACGTATTTCATGAGCCTGGAAAAGGTGTAATCGATGAAGAATATTTATTACAATTAAAAGCAAATTGCCCCGAACCTGTATTAGTTTTAGAAGATGGTTCTTATAAAATATTTAAATTACCTAATCCAGAAAGTTTTTATGTTATTGGAGTTGACGTGGGGGAGGGAATTGGAAGAACTAATTCAGTTGCACAAATTTTAGATGTTTCTAATCTACAAGATATACAACAAGTTGCTGTTTTTGCATCAAATTCTATAAATCCATTTCATCTAGGAACAAAATTGATGAATGTTTTGGATGATTGGGGAAGACCTCCGATATTAGTAGAAAATAATAACAACGGACAACAAATTTTAGATGTATTATGCCAAACACATAACTATGAAAATGTAGTTTCATATCATTTTGAAGGATTTAGTAAACATTATAATAATGCTAATAGATTTGGTATTCATAATCATACAAATACACGATATAAAGGAATAACAAACTTTAGATATTGGGTTAATAGTTTAAAAGCAGTAAAATTAAATGATATTGATACTATATTGGAAATTAATAATTTTATTAGACTTCCTAATTATACATATTCAAAAAAATCCGAAAAAGATTTAGATGATAGGGTTTTTGGATTGATATGGGCATTATTTATTTTAGATCCTTCTTTGGTATCTCGATACTTTACCATACAAGAAATAGACGATCAAGGAAGACCAATGAGGATTTTCCCATTATCTGATAACAAAGAATTAATTCAAAAAAGTCCATTATTAATAGGAGGTGGACAATATACAGTTAAAAAACCAACAGTAAATACTCCATATTCACATGTTGGTGGAATGACTTTAGAAACTGGTTTTGATTTATATTCAGATGATAGACAAAATTTGATGTTATGGTTGTTACAATCTGATAAATCACCCGATCCATTTGACAAATTTGACAAAAATCCTAATAAAAAAGAAGATAATTCTGATAAGTCTTCTATGGACAATTATTATCCCTCTATTGTTTTTTAATATATATATATGAATCAATCAGTTTTAAATAGATCTCGTAATGATAAATTTGCATTTGTTCTTGATTTGCCTCTTGCATTAAAAAAACAAACAGATTTAGTTATGTCTAAAGCATATAACGCAAATCAAATACAACTTACAACATTTGGTTCACCAGTTCCATCAATCAGAGTTAGTGAAATAAAAGTACCCTTTGGTGGACAAGTATATAATGCTTCTAGTCTTAGCAGACCTTCATATGAGGCATTATCTCTTAAATTTTTA